GATGCGTGGTTTACTATAGGAGGTCCAAGAAGAAACCCAAAACTAAAATCATCTCCGGCAGCTCTATAAACGTAAGCATTAGTGTCCTGATGGAACCGAGCTATAACACGATTAAAACCGTTTCTAGCGTCGAGTACATCAGAGCCACTAGTGTTAAACGTGGTTAGAGTTACAGGATAGGAACTATAGTATGGGATGCTCAATTCATGAATTCCTTCGTTTGGTGTCATAAATACTTCAGCACCCTTATAGTCGGGATATTCCCAAGTTCCATTTATGTCGATAGTTCGAATACCGGCATATAAGGAGTTAGGTTTAAGAGCAACCACAAGAGGTGAAGCGTTGTTTATAGGAGCGATTTTATATCTCATACTACCGCGGTAGAATGCATATAAACTCGCAAACCATGAAATACCATCGATGTCAAACGTACCCTCACCTGTTAATCCTTCAAACCGATTTGGATTAATCCAAAAAGGTTGTTTGAATTCCCAGTATCTATTTTGAGTGGGTGGTGTTATAGCAGAAAACCTCTTAATAAGCTGTCTAAAGCTAGTAACTTTCTCGCCCATCATCAGCATAGATGCGTTGTAAGTTGTCGTAGTTGGTTGCAGTGGTACCTCGTTAAAACTTGTTGGTTCTTCACGAGCTACCTCTGACGGTGTGTCACCTGTATCTGTTCCTACTTGCGCCATGCTCGTAATGATGTCTAGGACACCTTTATTACTTGCGTTGTTAGGTGGTGCACGAAGTGCTAAAGCGGGTACTATAGGGATAGCGAATTCGATATCCTCTGCAGCACAAACTTCAACTATAACTTCGATAGTATCAGATACAGTAGATGTATTTACGAGTTCATTGAGAACCTCGACTACAATCGATCCACAAGCATGAGTTTGATTAAAATTAGTAACCCATGGAGTGGAGTTGATATGTAACCAAGGTACAGTGGCCACGTAAGGGACGTTAAATTCTACATCTGTGTCAGATCTAATATCTACCACAGTGGAGTAGTTAGCGTCAGTCTCAAAATTAGCGGGTAAAATTCCACCGAAAAAACCGGGTACGTAAATAATGCGTATACGGCCAGAATGGAACTTTGTTTTGACAAATTTTAGTTTTACATTCATACCGCCACGCCATAACACAAAGTTAGAAGCGGCAAAGTATAAATGCGGGATAGACAGTCCAGTTACACCAATCTTAGCAAACCAAGCAGTGGGTGACACTACATGGTTATAAAGGACGGTAGTAGGACTATCTCCTTTCCTCCAGTCAAATCTTCCTACGTAGTTATATGTTCTAGCCACGTAATCAACGGACATTTCATCGGAATCTGTGCGGAAAAGCGATTGAAGATGTTCAATTTCATTTTGGCTTGTTAAACCCAAATTAGTTGCCATATCCGAACCGTCAGAATTACACATAAAACGAGAAGGAGCTTGTTTGAACAGCTGCATATCCGCTGGATTAAGTGGCTTTGACCATCCGTGAGTTGCAGCAACAGCATGCAGAGCGTCAACGCCAGACTTAGCATATCCTATTAGTTGGCCCACACCGGGTATTTTGGTGAGTGGTTCCATAATAGTAGAATAAGCTTCCGCCTGTCGTGTGACAAACCCTTGCTTCTGTTGTTGTTTACCCTCTTCTCCCACTTGAGCGATAGAAGTTGGCATACCAGTAGGAAATTCAGTACGTACATTAGTCATGTTAACCCATATTGTGTAGTCTATGTTCCCTCCTGACACCAAATCTACTAACGGAGAATAAACGATTAATTGAAAAGTTCCAATATCGCCTGTTCCCGTCACCAGATTATAGTACAGAAAAGGGGACACGAAAGGTATAGTCATGGTAGCCTCTGTCGTAGTAGATAAATCTATTTCAACGCGAGGATTACCACTGATACAGGTTAAAAACGATGGTGTAGGATCGGTATAGTAATATTTTCTACTAGCACCCAACGAATTAAGAAAAGGAGTCCACGATAACATTAGTCTACCAGCGTGAAATGGTTGTGCGTTAACTTGAACGCGAACAACTAAATCAGCTCGCAAACCAAGAAAATTTTGCAATTTTCTGCTATACATGGAATTCTTCACCACATCCGAAGGATAGTTAAAAGAAAATAACCTACTTCCAGCAGCTTGATTACTCCACGTAGCCGTTCTAAAATTAATAGGCCGCTCAAGAAATGAATTGACTGTATGAGTCCTTCCATCTCTTGCACAATCCAAAATTGGATCTTGCAATTTAAGCGGTGCTAGAACAGTAGACGACGACGGGGCCTCACCTTCGGAGCTGAAAGATAGGATTTGTTGTTGTATTTTGGTTGTTACATTTTCGTTTATATTTGCAGGTCATGTATAAGAAGCATCAACGCGACCTAGCGTATGTGCTTCTGCGACGTATCTAGACTTTTGTGGGCTGCACGATGGCGTCTTGATTAGTAAAGCTAAATAGCTAACCTATTGCTACAGCAGTGCATAACGTTTTCACGTCAGCATTTATTATGCAAGATCACATAGCAATGTAAGTGCTCAATTAAACCAATGAGCAGGGTGAACGTATAATAATAATTACTACTAATTTCCAGGGCCTATTGGACCGGTATTAACGGATTGACATAGTTGCGTGGTTTGTTAATTAGACTAATGGTATCAAATATCGGTTTTAGAGTAGATGCGGTGTTGCGCTTATCAGATTACTAGAAATTTCCAGGGCTTGGTAGACCGGTATTAACGGATTGACCCAATTACGTGGTTTTCTAATTAGACTATCTTAAGCGTCACAGTCCAGACCTAAATTTTCGCATTCCATATTTTTAATAGCAAGAAGAGTTGAATACCTTGTATCAGGTACAAATAACTCTCCTGGAATTAAATTGGTAACGCGAAGACCTAGATCTGTTATTTTACTACGATATTGTGAATCGATGTGTTCTGGATGTAAAGCTAGTTCGCGTAAACACGCTTTAAGCGTATCACGCGCCACTATTACAGCCGAACATTTACCGATTTTATACCAATTCGTAGAATCTAAAATAACTGTGAGGTCCAACGGTGCAGTATACTCTTGGATAAGTGTGTTATAATGAAAGGCACGTTTGAGAAAATTAACTTCTTTTAGTGTCCTAGATTTAACACATTCACCCGTTTTGGCTTCATCTGTCATGGTCATGTCTAAATAATCCCTCATAGCTTGTGTTATCGTTATCTGATTGAATTTCTCCAATACATCTGCTCGGATGTTCATTACGAAGTCGTCTCCATAAAAAACACTCGAGGTGTGTTCAAAAAACTCTTTAACATTTCGCTTGAGTGGGTCATCTATTATATGATACCAACAATAAATTAACGCCATTAAGTTGACAATTGAATTCAAAGGTGCAGTGACCGGGCATCCAGAAGGTATACCGTTGCGAACATAATACATAAGTGAACCTCGTTCAAAATTCATAATATGTAAATGGTGCACACACTCATAATATAATCGACGAAGATACATAAGAAATTCTGATTTTCCTAATATATTATCACCAA